CACAAGGTTATTGCGTGGCAGGTGTCCACATTCGTGGCGCTCGTGATAACCGTAAGTTTGATGATTGCGTTGCTTCGGCAGTGCATAATGTTATTGTAAGTGATGGAATGTACGAGATCGAAACTGATCTTCGTAATGAATTACTTAATCAGGGAAACGTTTCGTCGGCAGAAACATCTTTGCTCCCGTTCGGGAGTACGACGGTATCGAGTTAGTCGAACATCGTTTGGATGATTCTGCCGGGGTTGTTATAGGTAAGACTGTGCCTACATTCGGAAAGAATGATATTGTGTATGATCAAGTCTATGATATATTTCGTAAGGAGAGTTTGTTTCAAAAATCTTCTTCTTATGTCCCGGCGAAAATGGGTCCTGTTGCTTTTGATATCCAGATGGAGAAATGGCGTGGTGGTACAATCGCCATGCCTGATCTTAGTCTGACGATTAAAATGGTTATTGATGTTTTGAGGAGGTTCATAACTCCTTGTGTGTTCTTGAAGAAAAATCAAGTCATACCTGGAATTAAAGATGCTCAAGGCGTATTAGAACCTGTCGATCGGAATAAATCTGCTGGTATTTTGTTAAATGTAAATGGAAACAAAGGCCAGTGTATTGATTCTGGTAAATGGCAGGAGTGGGCTGATCTTGACTGGAAATCTTGTAAAAAGGGAGTACCTCTTGGTTGGCTTTTTAGATTGTCGCAAAAAGTGGAAAAGCGTGATAACATACGTGTTTTGAACAATAAAACGAGAGTTTTTTGTGCAGCACCTTGTCCACTTGTGGCTACTGGTCGGCGATGTTGTGGGGATTTTGTTAGAAAATTCTATCACTCTCATCTTTCAAATTTTTCTTCCACCGTGGGTATTAATATCTGGGGTGGTAATTGGCATCGTATGCTACAGGATTTGACTGATGATTTTAAACCCGAATACACTGAGAAAATGTATGAAGGTGATATTTCTGGTATGGATAAATCTTATCCAGCAGAGTTATTATTAGCAGTGAGGGATGTTATAGCAAGTTTTTATAATGTCAAAGATAGGTATAAGATATATGCGCATTGGGATAGGTATATTCATAAGTTGGTAGTTGACATTTATGGTTCAGTACGTTTGATAGCGATTGGGAATGCTTCTGGCACTTCTGAAACAGTTGTTATCAATACAATTGGAACGATCATTATGGCAACTTACCAGTTTTTGAGTTTCTATCCAGATGCTCTTGTTAATGATTTACTTAATCACTTACGGGAGAAATTCTATGGTGATGATGTAATTGGTTGTGGTTTGAGTCGCAGTTATGAAACTTGGGTTTGTTTAGCTCGGGAATTTAATTTTACTGTTACAGGCTCTGACACGACTTTGGATAAAATCTGCTTTCTTGGTAGGTATACTGTGAAGGTGGGTGATTTTTATTTACCTTCTTTGTCTCATGATAGAGTTCTTGGAATTCTCATGTGGACTAAGAAGATGGAAGACCCTGTTGCGCGTTATAGTCGAGCTTCTAGTGCACTATTAAGTGCCTTTCCGCTCCTATTCACACAACATGCGGATGTTTTTCTTTTTGTTTACTCTTATTGTAAATATCTTTATGATAAGGGTCGTAATCTTGATTATGTTTATAGGAATCAGATTACAACACCGCTTAGTCCATATGAACTTGGCGCTTTTTATTGTGGAATGAGTGGTGCGTTAGACTCTGTTATCTATGAGAAATTAGTAGAGCTTAATAGCTTGTAGCTAATTCGATAGATACTTTGCCTGAC